TCACTCAGAGATTGGGGACAAGACTTCATCAGACGCGAGGGATGGGTACAAACCCTATTGGCCTATGGATGGAGATACGTTGTCGATCCAGTCGGAGACGGATCGGATCCAGTCGCATTAATACCGGTTGTCGGTGGAGTTCTTGGAAACTGGGTTAAGGTTATCTACTCCGGATGTATCCATAGGGCACCAGCTGAAAAACGTTTTACGATGCCTGGTTATGTAAGTGGTTTATCTGTCAGATCGGAAGACTCTTGGAATGATACGATCCGAACGGAGTTATATTCCGCCGGAATCAACATCGTAAATAACGTCCCTGGCTATGGGATTGTTTTAAGAAACTTTAGAACACCGGCGGAAGACGCATTAGTTAGAGACGGGCACATTCATGCAATCAACCAACTGATCAAATTTACATGTGAACTCAACTTGCAAAGAACGGAGAACACTCCTAACCAATTCAAACTTTTACAACGGGATGCGTTACGAATCGAGCACGAAGTTTTAAAACCTTTGTTTGAGGGAAATTATTCGCCCTATTGTGTAGATGAGGAGACTGGTGCATTCAGAAACATGAATGAAAACGGAGATACGCTGAAATGGAATGAGGTAGCTGGAGCAAGGGCCGACAGGTTTAATAATCCGCCAACTCAATTCGATCAAGGCGACGCTGACATTTGGGTTGAATGGGTTCCGTATTCTCTTCGTAGATCGTTAAACATCAAAGCGTATACGGCTGTAAAAATTTTTAGGAACAGAGGATAATCATGCCACAGGAAAAATACTACGCATCGCATAAGTTTGTTTTTGTAAATGGAGTTCTACTGAAAGACTGTATCAAATGGCCGGACTTTAAACAGGACGTTCAGAAGACAGAAGTCGCAAATGATGAGAAATATATTTTTAACATTCAGACCGGGATGGTGAAACTTGAACCGCTTGAATTTGAATTTAACAAAACCAAGGCACTAGACTCGGCCCATCATTATCTGCAAATTTGGAAAGACGCAAAGGATGACAGACAGGTTACGGTTATAGAGACAGATGCAACCGCAGACCCCTTGGATCCGACTTGTATAGTTGCAGAATGGGACCTGGGCAAATGCCAACTCGCAAGTTTGATGTACCCAGGTGGAGAGAAAGCCGCGCCCGTGGCGGGTAAGATCGTCGCAGAAATTCTTCCTAAACGTCTTACGGGAAGACCATTATGATAGTCAAGCTTCCAATTCCGTTTAGTAAAATTGATTTTGTCGATGTTAAGGCCCCTAGTCCGGATGCGATTACACGCGCACGTTCTGAGGCAATTGCCAAAAGAATCATCCCCGCGGCTATGGTGATCCTAAAAGACGTTGTTTATGTAGATGATAAACCCATTGGAGACGATGTAAAAAAAATTCCGTTCCGTTCTGCAGAGTATATTATTACGCAAGCTTTTAACAATGCGTCTAAAATCGCCCGCCATTTCGACGGTAGTTCCTACTGCACAATTTGCGGAAAAGAAAACTTTCATACAAGACAAGGGGAAAATGATGATCGCATTTCATTGGATCGCTTCAATGTTGAAAGCATTTCGGATGACAACGTTAATTTTAAGATCGTGGTCATAGATGAAAAAAAGAATCCTGAAATGTTCGTCGAGCCATTTGGAGGAGAGAGTAAAGACGATTTTGAGCGTCGTAAGAAATGTTTAACATTCCACAGATTTGGTAAGGATGGAGAAGACATTTTAGAAATAACGTCTATGACGTTTCGACATCATACCCTAGAAGATATGATGAAGGTCGTTAAAACGGCAAAAACTCCAAAGGCTCTTAATGATCTTCTGTATTTTGATCTTTTAATCGATTGCGATTTTACTTGGAGTGGACAAGACAACGAAATTGAGGATGTGAAAGACATAAAAAACAAATTTGCTCACAGACCCGATCGTTTATTCCAACTCAGCCACATTAATTATTACGATCAAATATACGAACATCTATACGAATATGGACTTAAGCCTGCGGAAGTTTCTTGCGAACATTGCAGAAACGAATACGGATTTGAATTACCGTTTGAAAATTTTTTCGTCTACGCTCTCCGACCAAATCCGGGGAGCATGCTTACTGGAAAGAAGAAATAACTTGGGATCATGTCTTACGAAATCTGCAGTACGTAGACTTTAACGAAGATGTTTTATTAGAGGAATACTTTGCAATCATAGATGAGACAAAAGGGACTATCTCCAAATCTGAAATCTATTCGATGGAATGGACTGAATATGAGAGACTGATTGCAAAGATCTTAGAGAAACGAGAGCGAGAGGAAAGAGAAAGTAAATGATGGATACGATTGGCATACGGTACGTCTTTGATATAGAAAAGGCCGAGGCTGCGCAAAGGCGTTTCGCAGCCGGTTTTAAGTCTATTGGCGACAGGGTTAAAAATTCATCGACCCGTATTCGCGCATCGGTAGGCGACTATCTACTCTATGCTAAATACTACGCAAAATTTCCGAAGGATGGAATCCGAGAATTCTACGACTACTCTGTAGATAAATTAAATAAACTGAATGCTCTTTACAAAAAATTTAAAGGACAGGAAAAGAAAGGCCCTCCAGAAAAAACAATAGCAAATCCAAAAAGCGAAGGTGGCGGAGGGGTCGGTGCATTCGCAGTAGCCAAGGGAATGGCGCTTTACAATGCGGGAGTTGGTCTTTTAAAGACCGGTATCGACACTATCAAAGAACAAATGCCGTTTATCTCTCAAGGTTTTGAAATGGCCGGGAAGGTCATATCAGCCAATCTTCTTTATCCTCTCAGTAAAGAGTTGATGCCTTTGTTTTTTAAATTTTTTAAATGGGTAAGAGAAAACCGAATCGTATTTGTTCAGATTGGAGTCCTTTTAGTATCTGCATTCAGGATTGTTAAATCAGTAGTTCTTGGTTTTTTCAACTTAATTAAAGCCGGTCTTAGCTCGATGTGGAAGGTGATCGGCGGCGGAGAGGTTACCATAAAGGGATTTATGAACTACGTAAATTTCCTCATGCTTAAAGTTGCGTTTTTCTTCGCATTTTTTCAAGCTATGTTAGAACCGCTTATTAAAGGCATCGGTGCTACAATCGGATGGCTCTGGAAAGAAGTTATTATACCTTTTATAGACGGATTCGTACAGGGATTTGTATCCAATCTAATGCCCACTATTTCGGAACTCCACATGTTGATAGATGAACTAGCATCTGCATTTTCTTTTTTGCAATCTGAAGGTGATGTGAGTTGGATTGCAAAAACATTCCAGTTTATTGGTAAGGTGATTGGGTATTCTGGATTAGCTCCGATTAGATATTTTATTGCATTGGTGAGGTTGCTTGTAGGACTTTTTAAAGATCCTAAAAAGGCGATCATTGATTTCGGACATACAATGTATGATATTTTTATCAAACATCCATTCATAGAGATATTTGTTCAAAAGTTCACAAATGGTTTTAACTGGATTAAGACAAAGTTAAATGAATTTAAGAACTGGATTAGTGGGATATGGCAAGGAATCTCAACTACATTCAGTAAGTATTGGGACAAGATAACTGTTAAGTTAAATCATTTTGTTGATAAAATCAAAAATGCTTTTGCCCCGGCCAGTGAGTTCTTTAAAATGATTACCAGTATGTTTCCGAACAAGAGCGGAGGCGATTCGAACTCAAGTAGCGAAAGCAAGGACGATGGAGACGCTAGTATCTCAGGAGAAAATAATAGTGGTATAAACGATTTGTCTTCTCCACGCATTAAAAGCAAGGGCCAAGCGGGGAATAATTCTATACATAATAATGATAATCGAACTTTTAACGTAAATATGACCGCACCTGATCCATCGGCCGCTGCCAATGCGATTGGAAATGTAATACAACAACCAGCAAAAATGAAAGCGGACGCAAACAAATATAATCGATCCGCATCCAAGCACAATTGACTAAGAATCCATTTAATCAACTGGATAAGAAAACTAATTAAAGGATTCTTATATTTGACACTTACAAAAGACTCTCTCCTCCTGTTGTCAAAATTGGAGGAGTTGTGTTTTAGGAGACGAAAGGATTAACGCCTTTTAAACCGCTCCCAGATCTTGCGGTTAATGTCGTTAACGTCAAATGCAACCTTACCAGTTTTGTCGATGAACAGCATGCGGCGATTGGGGTCCTTTGTGTAGACGACTGCGAGGCTTTCTGAAAAGTCACCTACCTCGTCATAACTAGATGACAAGAAACCACTGATGAGATCCAAAACTAGTTTGCCTGATGTATCAACAAACCCTATTTTTTTGTCAAAGTTATCATCAATGAATTCTACATATGCAAGACCATCGGAAAAGCTACGTGATGTTTCAAGGTCTTTGAATTGGATTTTAAATTTTCCAGCTTTATCAATGTATCCCTTTTCTCCGTTTGGTGCTTCGACGTAAGCAAGGCCATCGTGGAAGGAGTCTGCTCTGCTAAATCGAGGTTCTATTACAACTTTGCCAGTTGTGTTCATGTAGCCCAAAAGCCCACCTTCCCAATAAGCGCCGAACGGACCAGTCTTTCTGGTGCCACCTTTTTGTACTGCTGACATACCATCGCTGAAATGATAGGCATCTTCAGGATTATATGGATTTCCAAAAACTTTCTTACCTTTTTTATTAATAAAAAATTCTTCTCCTTTTAATTTTACTAATGCCAATCCACTGTTAAAATCTCCGGCAAAATCATAGATTTCAGGGATGACCACTTTCGATTTATTCATGTAACCATATTTGCCTTTTTGTGCAACGCTTACCGCAGCTAAATTTTCGAAAAATGGGCTAAATGAAAATGTCGGCATACTGAAAACGGGTTTACCAGTCTTATCGATTAGATCGTATGTCCGTTCTTCGCATTGATACCAATAAATCATAGATGAATTGAATTCTTTTCCTAATGCTTTTTTCATTCTTTGCAAACAATGCCCTTCGTAATCATCTACGCCTGAATATTGAACAACCGCAAGACCTTCTTTAAATGGATAATGGGCATGAATGATCGATGGTATTTGGTCATCAGATCGAGGCTCGATTACTACGTTTCCGGTGCGATCTATAAATCCAGGTGCTCCCCCCATCCCAAGTAGTCTCTCGTATTGACCTTTGACTAACTGAAAACGTAGCGGAA